TTAGGCTTTTTCCTCGTTGGTGGATAACATTCCGGCCCGGTTTGAGGGCCGGTTTGAAAAATCCGTTCCCGATGTGTCCTCCAGTCGAGCAATAGCCTCGTCGGCCAGTAGGGCATTTCGGGAAACGTAGTGGTGGTCCAGGACCCGCCAGACGTCTCCCATCTTGTGCCCGGTGATCGCACTGATTTCGGCGTGGTCGCAGCCTGCCCGCGCAAGGCGCGTGACGGCCGTTCCCCGAAGATCATTGAACGTCAGCCCCTCAATTCCCGCCCGCGCACACAGTTTGCGCCAGGACGAGGAGAAACCGGCACTGGTCCAGGGCACGCCTTTCGTGTTCGTCAGGATGAGCGGGGACCGACGCGGCGCCGCGTCAAGCGCGGCCTTCAACGTGTCAGTCACCGGGATCGACACCCGCGCTCCGGTCTTGCTCTGCTTCAGCCGGATCCGGCGGTCGTCGTAAGCGCTCCAGGAAAGCCGCAGAAGGTCCCCCTGTCGCTGCCCCGTGTGCAGGGCGCCATCAAGAACGCAAGACGCATCTCCGGCCCCGCAATGGCCAGCAGGCGGCGCACGTCGTCGTCCGTCCAGATGTTATCGGCCCGGCTCCCCCGATAGATTCGGCCGGCTCGCTCCACCGGGTTCGCGGGCACCATCGCCCGATGGTGCGCCCATGAAATGACGCGGGCGAGAACGGTGAAGGCGTAGTCCGCCTGACGGCGCGATTTGGTCGCCAGCTCGTCGCGCCACTGCAAGAACACGGCGCGGGAGCGGCGGTCCGCCAACGCCGTCAGCGGGAAGGTGCCGAACTTCCGCTCAATGGCGCGGATGTGCCGGATGTAGTCGGCCCGGGTCCGATCCGCCAAGCCGGTGAAGTCGGCCGAGTCCTGATAGGCGCGAAGGATGGAATACAAGGTGCCCGGAGGCGGCTGGATACGCTCGCGCACGGCCTTCTCATACGCGGCCATGAACTCCGGGGTGCCCGGTGTACCTTCGAGTCTCGGTCCACCACGCCACGCATAGTAGTATCGCTTCTTGGTGCCGTCGGCCAGTCGCTTGTCCGTGTAATGCAAGTGCTTCAACCTAACCCGCATGATCGTGTTCCTGCATCCACTGGTCCAAGGCGTTCGCAGGCTCCGGCGTCGGCGTCGGCGTCGGGGCGGCCAGGACAATCCGGCCGTCTTGCATAACTTCCACGCGCACCACGTTCATGCCCGCCGCCCGTGCGCCTTTGATGGCACGCGCAACATCGGCCTGGGTGAACGCTGGGGACTGTCGAGGCACCGGGAACACTCCGTTTCGTTAGGATAGCGCCGGCCGCGCGGGGGCAGGATCCGAAAGCCTCCGCCGCCGGCTGTCGGTGTTGTTGCGGTCACCGCCGACTGGACCGGGCGCCCCCATCTGCAACAGGCGCCAAAACCAAGAAAGGACCGCCGTCACGCGGCGGCGGTCGCCACCCCATCCAGTCGGACCGTCACGGAGGCGGAGCCGTTCCCCGCGCCTTCGACGGCGGCTCCGAGCGGGTAGCGTCCAGCGGCGGGCAACGCCACCTGCCCCGCATCCGCGTCCCAGGACACCGGGCTGCCCTGCGCAACGGTTTCGGTGGGCCGCTTCGGCAGGCGCCACACCCCGGTGGTCTTCAGCACCACGGGCGCACCCGCGTCCGCATCGGCCAGGGCCACGCCCGCGATGGCACCGACGATGACCACGTCACCAGACGACACGCCCGCGCCGGAGGCTGCAACGGTGATCCGGTCGCCATCGTGGAGGAAGTTCTTCGCCATGGGTCACAGCCCTTTCGTGCTGGAAATCCGGATGCTGTGAATACGCTGCGTGCCCGAAGCCGCCGCGATGTCACGGTTGATGCGCGCCAGAGCCGTTTCCATTTCGGCCATGGACCGATAGGTGACGCGCTTCCCGTCGTGTTCGACCGTCAGGGTGCCCGCCGCCATCTGGCTTTCGAGGGCCACGCGGCGGGCGGTCAGGGTGGCCAGATCAACCATGATCAAGCCCCGCCTTCGTTGAGGTACAGGCCCCGGAAGTCGATGGCCCCACAGCCGAAATCTAGGCCTGCGCGCACCTTCACCCCGCGCGTGTCGAAGTCGATTTCGGTGTGAATCTGCGGGCCTTCGGCGCCCTGGACATAGCCGTACACGAGGCTCGGCACCTGCATCGGGTCGGCGGTCACATGCCAGCGATTGCCGGGAACGTCGGCGTCCACCACCAATTCCAACTGCCCCGCCCAGGGGTTCACGTCGCCGGCCTTGGTGGGAGTGATCGCCGCCAGCACCTGACGCGCGGTCAGTTCGGTGTCCGGGCCACAGACCAGGAACTTCGGCTGGATGTTCAGCTTCATCCCGTCCAAGCCCGTCATCTTGCGGAGCGCCGCCACGGCGGCGCCAACGGTCGTGACACTGATTGGCGCGCCGGCCCCGGCCTTGTTGTCGTGGGCTCCGTTGAACAGCGCAACGCCGTCGGCCATGACCGGACCGTTGCCGGCCAGGAGGGCATAGACCAGGCTGTTCTCGAAGGCAGCGGCCCGAACGGCGATCAGGGCGGAGAAGTCCGCCAGCACGCCAAGGTCATCGTTGATCAGGACGCGTCGGCCGATGCTGATGCCCGTGGCGAACTCCTTGGGCGTGACCGTTTCCTGCGCCTCGCTGATCGACCCGCGCACGTGCGCCCCGCCCTGGTTCACTTCCTGGAAGTTCGGGAAGTCTCCGACGCGAAGGAACTTGTGGGCCTTGAAGTCGTTCATCGGCTTCTTGGCCGCCAACTGGCGATAGGTCGGCGCCGCCGCCTGATACTGCGCCAGCAGCGCCTTGTTGGCCGCGTCCGCCAGCAGCAGCGGGAAGTCCGACGTCGTGTGCGCGCGGGTGAAGATGGTGTTGAACACCGCCTCACGGTCGAAGGCGTTGACGCGCTCGCCACGGGCGGCCGCCAACTCCGCCACCAAATCCAGGGCGCGGTGCCGCATGAACTGCGCCGCCATGCCCTCCGGCTTCACCAGGGGCGTGAAGTGCGCCGCAAGCGAGTCCGCCATGGCGCGGCGGATCACGGCAGGGTCGGTGTAATCGGCACCGCCCGTCACGCTGCCCGGCCGGTTGTTGATGACGGTCGCGCGCGTGCTCACCGTCCCCGGGGCAACGGACCGCGCAGCCGTGTCGGGCCGGCTGTCGTTGTCGTTCGTGCCCTTGGTCACGGCCGCCTTGATTTCGTCCAGGGTGGCCGTCATGCCGTCCATCTTGGTTTCGAGAGCGCCAACGCGATCCTCGATGCTCGCGGCGCCGTCCGTGTCCGGCTCGCCGGTCGGCGTCGGCTGCGCCTGATCCGCCATGGTGATGTGCTCCTTTCGCACGGTCGCGCCGGGGTCGATCCCCAGCGGCGTGAAAGACAGTTCGACGGGGGACCACTGCGTGGCCCGGAACACGGGGCGCCCGTCGCTCGCCCCCGCCCGCGTCCATGCCGCGACCCGATAGCCCAGGGAGACCCCGCGCACGGACCCGGCCTCGATCTTGTCCATGAGCGCGTCCGCCTCGCGGGAGGCATCGAAGCGCACGGTCACGATGATTCGGGCGCCCTCGACGCGGGCCGCGTCCACCACGCCCACGCTGGCCTCCACGCTGTTGCGGTGGTCGGTCAGCACCGGGGCGCCGATGAAGGCGGACAGGTCCGCGCCGGCCGCGTCCAATTCCTCGATCCACAGGCCATGCATGCCCGCCACCGGGGCCGGACCGGACCGCGCGGCGGGCGCCAGCCCGGAGAGCGCCACCACCTCGACCGTGCGCGTTTCGCGGTTCAGGCTCGGCGCGCGGCTGGCGGCACGGGTACGCAGGGCGGCAGTGTCACGCGGCATCGTCGCGCACCTCCGGGCTCGTGGTGGTGTCCAGGGCCAGACCGAGGCGGGCCTCACGCGCGCGCTCCGCCGCAAGCTCGGCGTCGATCTTTTCCGCGTCATAGCCGCGCTCGGCGATGGCCTGCGTCCGGGACTTCAGGCCCGCCCGGATGGCGATGATTTCGGCCTCGGCATCCTTCTTGGGATCGACCCATTCCTGACGCGGGGGCAGCCACTCGACGCGGTGGAACGCCGCCGGATCGGCGTCATAACCGGGCAGCAGCCCGGCGGCGCCCGCGTTGGCGACGACCCGATCCCAGATCGGTTGGCAGAACCGGGGCACCATGACGTTGTGCTGCCAGTGCTCCAGACGCTTGCGGAACTCCACCAGACCGGCCCGGATGGAGGAGTAGTTCACGCCCTCCAGGTCGCCGGTCAGCACCTCATAGGGGATGCCCAGGCCCGCCGCGACGGCGCGCAGGTGCGCCTTGGTGAACGTCTCGAAGCCTTCGAACGCCTTGGGGTCGAACCAGTCGATCGTCGTGCCCGGCGGCAGGTTCAGCAGCGTTCCGGGCTCCATGCCGGCCGTGAGAACGCCGCCGTCCTGATCCCCGATCAAGCCGCCGGCGTTGCCCTCGGGGTCGGAGATCGCGCCCATGATGAGGGCGCGGACCTTGGCGCTCACCAGCGTGGCGTCGTTCAACTGGTCCAACTCGTGCAGCTCCAGAAGGACGGCCGCGAACCAGGACAGGCCCCGCAACTGCCCGGGCTCCAGGGGCTGGAACAGGTGGATCATGTCCGAGGCGGGAACCCGCACCGGGGTGAAGGCGTGATAAAAGGGTGCGGTCGGATCGTCCGGCCGGCGGGGCAGCACGTGATACGCCACCACCCGGCCGAAATCGTCCAACTCAAGGCCGGCCCGCACGCGCGACGCGGGGCCGATCATGGGAAACTCATAGGGCACCTGATCGGGATGGATCAGGCGGAGACGCACCACGTTCGGCTCGTCCGGGTCCTCGAACATCTGACCGAAGGCTTCGCCGGTTTCGATCATGGTGCGGCAGGCCATCGCCTGGGCACCGAAGAAGCCGCCCGGCCCGTCGAAATCCACGAGATCAAGAAGCCGCCCGGCAACGTCGTGGATGCGCTCGCGCGTCGCCGGGTCGGAATGCTGGGAACTCGGCTTGATGCCCGGCCCGACGATGTTCGCGACCAACGCCTGAACGGCGGCGGCGGCATGGGCGTTGTTGCGGACCACGTTCGCGGCGCGGGCCTGGATGGTGCGGCCGGCGCCCACCAGTTCGTTGGTCAGGGACCGGGATGTGACCGTGGTCCCGGCCCAGCGCCGCCCCGACCCGCCGGCATCCAGCGAGCGGCGGAACAGCCGCCGGACCACGCGGGAGAACGACGCGGCCATGTCAGGCGCGCGCCTTGATCTTCGCCGCGACCTCGCGGCGGATCGCGGTGACGTTGATCACGGTCACCACTTGCGCGGACGTCATGCCGGCGAAGAACTCTTCGGGGCGCGAGCTTTCCAGGTAGCCCAGCCGCTTGCTGCCATCGTCCTGCGTTTCAACGACGAAGCCGATGAACTGGTCATCAACGTCCAGCCGAATGGCATCAAGGTCTTGCCGCGCGTCATCACGGCCCTTCAAAGCCTCATCAATGGCCGTCTGTGTGTCTTCGTATTCCTGATCAATGGCAACCGTGCGCCAGACGTCCAGGCGGCTCAGCATGTCCGCCGCTTCGGCCGGCGGAAAGCCGTGGTCGAGCATCTTGGACAGGCACGCGAACACAACCGCATCCTGGAAGCTGAACACGGCCCGAGCCTTGGGCAGCGGGTACCCGCGATGGCGCCAGACCCGGAGCTTTTCCATGTTGAGGCCGGTGATGGACCCGATCTCCGAGGCGCTGAGGGAAACGTTCATGACTCGCACTCCTGCGTTACGAATGTAACGGGTAACGTAGCGCGGAGAGGGTTCCGTTACAAGCGTTATGTTCTGATTTAGTTCCCTGGGGGAAAGCGTCTCAGAACCCGGCCGCCACGGCACCCAAAAGGGCGCCACTCAGAACCGCCGCCGCATACTTGGCAACGCGGATCACCATCGCTCGGCGCCGGTAGGGACGGGTCAGTTCCATGGCCCGTTGCCGGGCATAGGCGCGAAGATGCTCATCCTGTCGCGCCCGCGCGGCCGCATAGGCGTCGCCCTGCTCAGCCATGGGCCGGCCCTCCTTGGACCACGACGCCGATGGCTTCGCAGGCCACGGTGCGGCCCTGCGCCGTGAACGCCTGAAGCTGTTGGTCCCGTGCTCCGAATTGCGGGACCAAGGCCACCACGTTTTCACCCGGTTCTGGGTTGCGGATCAGATCGACCAGCACGGCCCGGCCGCCGACCTGCATGACAGCGAGGTTCTCATCCAAACGCGGGCGGTCGGCCCAGGCGCGGGCGGTTCCCAAGACGTCCGATTGATCCGAGGGCGACAGGGACCGGAAATGCCGCAGCAGACGGTGTTCGCGCGGTGTCCGCGCAATGCTATGGTCACAACTAGCCATGCCTCGTGGTCCTTACACGGGGTTTCGGTCAGGCCGGGCCGGGTGCTGGAACACCCCGCTCGGCCGCTTTATGTTGCCGTTATCGCGGCCTCATGTGATAACGTGGTTACAACATAAGCTCACCGATATTATTTGGTCAAGGCGCTAATATGATAACAGGGATACAATTGCGAATGGCACGCGCTGCCCTCCGTTGGGGAGTTCGAGATGTCGCTCGCGAAGCAAACGTCTCACCTGCGACCGTGACCAGGATCGAAGGTGACAATCCAGCCAATGCCGCAACACTTGCTGCCATCCGGCAAGCCCTGGAAACGGCCGGTATCGAGTTCATCCCTGAGAACGGCGGCGGGCCGGGCGTACGTATGTCACGAAAGGAAACAAAGAATGGTTAATATAGGGATTGTTACATGGATAGGCGGAGTGTCAACAGTCATAATAGCCGCCTATATTCGTCATTATTTTGATCTGAGAAGACTTAAGAAAGAAAATGTCCGCCAAATATCATCAGTATTAAATGCGATAGAATCCGAGATTCAGGTAATTATTAAATTAATTCAATATCATAAAGAAAATATATCAGAATCAGAATTAGAACAGGCTCGATGTATGAAATTAGCTATCGCTAGCCCAGAAACCATTATATACAATAATTCTGCAAAGTATGTTGGTGATTTTGGAGAAGCAGCCGCATCGATAGTTAACTTCTATACACACATCTCTATTTTTTCGATAAAATGTCAAGATTTATCTAATTTTTCATTTTACACGTGGAACATTACTTTAGATAGTATAAATAAATATGGGAAAGAAGCCATTGTTAGTATAAACAAGCAAAAAGAAAGAATGATTTTTATTTGAACTTATATTTATGATAACGGCTTTCCTGATATTCAACGTCTGAGCAAAGCAGGCAACACTGATATACCAACGCCAGGAACACGCTTGCAGCCGAGAGAACGCATAACCGCCGAGGAAACCGAAGAGCTTCGACAGGAATACCTGAAAGAGCGCGGGAAAGACCTGGAACCCGAGATGCTCCAGCCCGGCACTCACGGATGTCATGAAGCTTTACACATGGCGTCGTTCCTCATGGACGCAGGCGATGGAAGCCTGATGGATCACCCCGCCGTAACTCTGAGTCCCGAGTGGTTCTCGCTTGCGGCCCAGGCGTACGATGCCCTGTTCGCTTTGTATCAGGCCATCGGCGCCGCTCATCTTGATGCACCGGGCTCACCTGAGTAACGCCGCTTTGCTTGACCTGATTTCCCCAGGATGGGGGAAAACAAACGCGATCAACGGATTATAGAGAAAAGCCATGTTTATTTTTGAGGAGTTTGGCTTTTTTGTTGTTTTAATTCTCTAGTAATAGTTCTTAATCGCAAGGAGTGGGTTTGAGTTAATCGTAATCGTCCGGTGTATCCCTCGGCGGGGATCCGCCACTGACTAGTTTCCAAATACCATCATTTGAACGCTCGTAGAGTTGCCCCCTTCCCCAACCAATCACTGGAGAATATTTGTACGCGCATACGACACACAAATTTCCCCACGGGGCTGGGCGTTGCCTGGATGCAGGGCCGTCTATCATAAATCGCTCATCTGACATTGGACGAGAGCATACGTCACAATTTTCGATGGGACCGTGCCATCGATTGCTTGGCCACGTCTGTTTCTCACCCTGAGCAATCGTCTCGAAATGTTCGATTGCTTCTTTGTACTTGGATTGCATCACAGAAAGAGCCCGTCTGCTGCGCCTAGGAACAAAGGAGAAGCGACCGCTTCACCCCGGTCGAGATTGACATGGTTGACATGGAACAACCCCATGGTCTGAAGCGTCCCAGATCTTAAGCTGACATAGGCGGTCTGAGTTGTAATCCAACGTGGGTCAATGAGGCAATTTAGCCTCCATCCACCAAAATTTCTATATATTATACTTTCACTTTTCTCCCATGCTTTTACTATGTCTTTTGTATCATCTATATTCTTTGTTCGGAATGTAGCGGATTCCGAGAAAAAGTACGATCCCACCATTCTAGCGTCTATTTTTGTTTCATTGACAAGTGTATTAGCATACAGATCTTCATGATTAAGCACGTTTACGTAGTTCGCCATTAGAAGACCTGCTTGCATTCCCAAATCTCGAATTGAGCGAGCATTTGATAAATTTGTCGCAGGAATAGAAATGGAATTGACGACCGCATACATGTCAACGCGAGGAATATTTATATATGTCAGGTAGTGGAATATTGGTTTTTTAGCTATTTTTTTTCCCAGCGATTCCTCTACCCACGTATAGTGACGATCACGATATTCTAAGAGTTTGTCTTCAGAATACTCCTTAGGTTGCTGATCAACTTTGCTATGGCAATTTTTGCACAGAAGAATCAAGTTTCCTATATGGGCCCGAGAATCACGAGACACGCAATTATTGGCGCGCGGCCCCTTGTCGGAAGCTGCAAATATATGAGCGTCATCTCCAATGCGGGCCGTCTCATGGAAATCACCCTCAAGAAACAAGGATTGACGGCAGATATTACAGAGACCGCCCGACCTCCCAATTATATAGCGACGATCTTTCTCAGATATTCTCTTCCTGGTCATGCGATTTCCTTGCCTTTTCATGGTTTTCTTTTTCCACTATAAGGCCTGAATATCTGTATTCTCGATCCCGCTTTCGTGAAAATCCCCTAATAGGTTGCTTTGCTGTTCGTATATTATAAAGACTTACTTCTCATGGTGAATATTTTATGTTACTAAATAGTACTGGTGACGTGGCATTGCAAGCCTTAAGGGCCGAGACAGTCACAACACGAGACCCGATCAACACCAGCCATCTTGACCGAAACCCCATAATTGACGATCTGAACGCACTCGGTCCGGGGGCGGCGCTGGTTCAGGTACTCGTTGACACGTATGGGAAACGACCATGACCAAGGCTTTTGAGGCTATCCGGGAAGGGTTGGAAGACGCCATTGCCTACGGCCAGGGCGATGCAGCCCGCGCACGCGAGACGGTGGTTGAAGCCGAACGGGCGGACGTGGCCGCCATTCGCGGGCGTTTGGGCATGAGCCAGCCCGCCTTTGCCGGGGCCTTGTCGGTGTCGCTGTCCACGGTCCGCAAGTGGGAGCAAGGGCAGCGCGCCCCGAGCGGTGCGGCCCGGGTGCTGTTGCGCGTCATGGAGCGGGAACCGGACGCGGTGCGCCGCGCCCTGGAGCGGTAGCATCCGGACTCCCGACGCAACCACGATTCGGCGAAGAGGACCGGTCGGGGCAAAGGCGTCGGCCTTGGGGATTTGGGCGCCCCCTTTTCGGGGCGCGCAATTCCCATCACCCCAACCAGTTGGACCGGATGACCGCCGGCCGGACCGGGGCGCGAGCGACGTTCACGGTATCGGCGCCCGTCCGCGTGGCGCCGGTTGAGGCGACACCATCCGCCGTCGGCATATGCGGCGCCGGCATGGGCGCGGACAGCGGCAAGGTGTCGGCGTTGGCTTGGCGCCGGGCCTCCCACTCCGCCGGGTGCCACCGCGCGGCCCCGAGCGCCAGCGCGGCCGCAGTGGCGTACACGCGGCAATCCAGGGCCTCGTTGCGGGGCCGGGTCTTGCGCCATTCCCGCGTCTCGTAGCCCTTGCGGTTGGTCCCCGTGACCAGTTCCTCCGCCGTGATCTGTTTGAAGTATTCCGCCTCGTACCCATCCGGGAAGTGGCAGTAGCCGGGAGGAAACGTCCCGTCCTCTGCCTGGGACAGCCGCAGGCGCCCGTACAGTTCCCCTTTCAGCAGGTCCACACCGACCGTCCAGACACGCACGCCGCGCCGCGCGCGTCGCCCGGCGCCCGTGACGTCCGTCCGCGTCGCGGTGCCCAACGCGGTCAGCATGTGACCGCGCCCCTTCACGGCCATAGCAAGCTTCTGTCCGGTCTTCGCGACCCAGCGATACACGGCCGGCGCCAGGAACCCGGTGTCGATGGCAAGCCGCTGGATCGTCAGGGACCCGCCGTCCCCCTGGCGGCGCCACGTGTGACGAAGCACCTGGTCCAACGCCTTCCAGACCTCCACGCCCTCCGGCGGGCCATCCAGCACGTGGTAGCTGATGGACCAGGATTCGAAGCCTTCGCCCCATCCGACCACCTCGACCTCGATCCGGTCGGGCTGGACATCGGCGCCGGCCGTCAGCATCGCCACGCCCTCAGGCACTTCGCCGGCCGTGTAGCCGCCGCGCCGCTCGAACAGGGGTTCCCAGGCGGGGGCCTCGCCCTGATCGCGCCACGTCTCCCCCAGCTTGGTGTTGACGAAGACCTGCATCCGGGCGGGCGAGTCCTTCGCCTTCTCGTGGTCGCGCGCCAGATCAGCCCAGGACAGCCAGCCCACGGGCGAATAGAGCGAACTGATATGGAAGCCCGCGGTCACACCGTCGCCGTCCGCGTCCGCCCGCCATTCCCCGCGGGGCAGCATGGTGGCCTTGTCGGCGTTGACGATCACGCACCCATTGTGGGCGCACTCGTAGAAAGCCGTATCCGGTTCGCCCTCGGTCCACCGCATCTGATCCCAGGTGAGCACCTGGAACTCTCCACAGTGCGGGCAAGGAACCCAAAACCGCCGCTGATCCGATTCCCCGTAGGCGCGCTCGATCCGGCTGTGCCCCTGGATCGTCGGCGTGCTGCAGAGGAACACCTTGCGCCGATGCCCGAAGGTGGCCGTGCGCTGCACCGCCAGATCGACGGGATCACCCTCCCCATCGGCGTCCACGGGATAGGCGTCCACTTCGTCCAGGAATAGGAAACGGACGGGCATGGACCGCAGCCCCACGGCGCTGTTGCCGCCCGTGACCACCAGCACGCCGCCGGGGAACTCCTTCAGCAGGGTGGTGTTGCCGGAGTCCCGTGAACGCGGGTCCCGCACCAGACCGGCCAGGGGCGGGGCCTCCACCAGATCGTCGAGGCGCTGGCGGGACCATCGCTTGGCGCCTTCGACGGTCGGTTGCACGGCCATGATCGGGCCGGGGTGCCAGTGGATGAGATAGGCCAGGAAGTTGTTGCCGGCTTCCGTGCCCCCCAACTGCGCCCCCTTCACGAACACCACCCGCTGCCAGCGCGTATGTGGGCTCAGGGCGTCCATGATGGCCCGCAGGTAGGGCGTGCGGTCGGTGCGCCAGCGGCCGGGCTCCGCCGCGCTCTTGGACGTCAAGCGGCGGTAGGTGTCCGCCCATTCCGAGACGGTCAACAGGGGCGGAGGCGCGGCTTGGCTCCGGTAGGCGTCCCAGCACCACGCGGCGGTATCATCCAGCATCGGCGAAGGTCTCCGGCGGGGTTTCGATCATGAGGGTCAACTGGTCGCGCACCTGGGCTTCGAGGGCGTGCAGCAGGGCCGGTTCCGACACGCCGAACTCGGCCGCCAGCAGCGGCGCCACGCGGGCCGGGAACTGTGACCAGGATTCCCGGTGGTGCCGCCCCAGGTCCCCGAACAAGCGCGCCACGTCCGCCTTCGGCATCGTCTCGCCGCGTTCGCGGGCAAGCCGCATGGCCCGTTCCTCGGCCTTCAGGCGTTCGTGTTCGGTGCGCCACGTGGTCAGATCGCCGAAGGCGCGCCCGTGCGGGCCGTGTCCAGGCGGCCAGGGAGCCATGTCCAGGGGCGGCCCCTCGGGACCCGATCCGGCCGGCTCATGCACCACGCCGCGCGCCCGGCGGCGCGACGGATCAATCGTGGCGTCGTACCACGTCCGGGCCTCCGCTTCGTCCACCTTGCCGTCCGGCCGCACCGGCATCCCGGCGTGAACCAATTGCGACACACGGCCGCGCGAAATACCAAGACGACGCGCGAACTCCGCTTTGGTGATGACCGTGCTATCTGGTTCAAGGGTAGCGGAGTGTTCAGAAAGCATTGTGTAAACCTCGAAAGTGTACAGTGGTAAGTTTAGCTCAATTCTTATTCTGGCGCTAGAAAAGTAAAGCGCCCGAAATGCCCGCATCATTTTACTATGCGGAGGACCCGCGCCGTCTGGCGCTCGTCTTTACGTCCAACTGGCGTCCACCTGCGTCCAGCCTCTCAGGGATAGGTTGGACGCTCGAAACCCGCAGAAATCCTCGCTCCGTCCAACCTGTCCAACCTGTCCAACCTAAAAAGGGGGTCTACGCACGCGCGCATGCGCGCGACCGTATGCGGTGCCGAGTTTGTCGTATGGGTTGGACGGGTTGGACGAAGTCCGCATGTCTCTGAAAACACTATTCTTTTGAGGGCTGACAGGATGGACGCCGGTTGGACGGCAGTTGGACGCTACCCGCTGAAGGCATCGTCCTCCGGGGGCCAGGGGGTGTTGAGGCCGTACAGGTCCGCGAAATGCGTGCGGCAGTGCTCCAACGTTGGCAGCTTCCAACACCGCACGCGGTTCACGTTTCCGGTGCGGGTTTCGCTAAGGTCTGGAATCAGCCGCCGCAATTCCGTTCCCACCTGCGTCTCAGTGGACCGGCGCCGGTCCCCCATGCGTTCGGAATGGCGCACATAGTCGTCGAACAGCACTGACTTCGGGATCGGTGCGGCACAGGCTCCCCAGCGCCATTGCTCGCCGTGATCGTCCAGGGTGCGCACCGGAACGCCATCCATGAGGCGGTCGTACCACCACCGATGAATCGGCGGCATGCTCGCCGCCTTCTGATCCACCAAAGCCGCCGTGGTCGGGATGGCGCGCAGGTTCACCGTGGACAGGTCGAAGGCCAACAGGTCGCGAAGAAGCGCGGCCCGGCCGCCCTGGTTGTCCATCTCGTCCATGATGGCGCCGAAGTATTCGGCGTTCTGCTTCGCATGGTCCGCGACGTCCAAGACGGCGAACCGGCGTTCGTCCCGGCCGGCGGGCACGACCCAATCGTGGTTCGACGTGATCAGGACGCGGACGAGATTGGGCAGCCGGATCGGGTCCACGTTCTTCCGTTCGATCAACTGGTGATCGGACGTGATGAGGCCCCGCAACCGGCCTTCGGCTCCCTTGTCGCCCGCCCAGAAGCCTTCGTCAGCCTGCAACAGCAGGCCGGATTCCATGTGGCTGTTGAACGCACCGGTCAGGTGCTTGGGCTGATCCACCAGAACGTAGTGATGCGAGAACAGCGACCCGAAGATTTCGCCCACGATGGTTTTGCCGGTCCCCATACCGCCCCGCAGGACAAGGGCCGTGCCCGGCTTGTGGCTCGGGTCCTGGACCATCTGGGCAAACCACGCGAAGACCCAGCGGAACAGGTCCGCGTTGCCGTCGCACACGTTCGTCAGCAGGTGGTCGCGGAAGGTGGCGTAGCTTCCCGGCCCGGGCGTGACGGACCACCCTTGCCAGAGGTTCAACCAGCCTTCAGGCGCTCCCTGCGGGGCAAACGTGATGCCCTGGAAGGTCCGGCGGTCGCCCCATTTCAACCACGCATCGCCCAAAGGCTTGCGCGAATCACCGCGCGCGATGAAGCGATTGCCGAATTCCTCGCGGAAGGCGCGGGTCGTGCGGAACGTGATCGTCGGTTCACCGTCCGCGCCGGTCGTGAATTCGACAACACGGTTCTCGGCCCCGATCTTCACCAAGCCGAACCGCGCGTTCATGTCGTGCAGCGGCCCGTCATCGTCGGATGACGTGGTCTTGCGGCGCCGCTTCTTCTCCCGTTCGAAATCAATAGGCTCGGTCAT